CCTAACTAATCAGCAAATTACAAATTCCGTGATCAACAAGTATAAACATAAAGTCGGCTTCTTTCATTCAATCATCAACACATTATGCTGATGATTGAATGAAAGAAGCCGACTTTATGTTTATACTTGTTAATCAGCAAATTACAAATTCCGTGATCAACAAGTATAAACATAAAGTCGGCTTCTTTCATTCAATCATCAGCATAATGTGTTGGACTAACAGAGTTATCAAACATAGCAAATCTCAACAATCAATCTGCAAGCATTATAGAAGAACAAGTTTCGAAGATGAATGCTTTATCATGTGCAATGATTCTTTAAAAGACGGATATTGTTATCTGAAGCCAATTGAAGATAAATTGTCAGCTTATGAGGAACTAGGAAAATATCCTAAATTCACAGACATATTAAAATATGTTCAAAAACCTGAAATTAAGTGTTCTCCATTTTCAATTATTAACAGACCTATATCACATTTAATAATTGAAGGGGATATAATAGAAGAGCCTTTTGAAATGTATTATGGATGCGAGAATTGCAAGAGAACAGGTAAGCGACATGTTCCCTATTTCACACAAAAGATTCAAAGATGTTCTCAATGTAAAACAAATCTAAAAGTTTTATTCTTACCTGCTACTAGATTTTGTAATGTTGTGGTTGGATCAAACATAACTTATACTGAAAAAGAATTTCTATCTGATCCTCAAACATATTATTATGAAGGTAGGATAGAAACAAAACTTATTCCTTTCAGAAATGAAAATACAATTTCTATTAAAACAGACAAAGGGAGATTATTAATATCTGATGAAATCTATGGCAAAAGAATTAAAAATGTTAGACATGATTATATATCAAATGAATGTGAAGAGGAGACAGACAAAAAATTATCATCAATGGGAGTAGAGCATTACCAAGGAAATTTAACTCCTGATTTTATAGATCCTGTGTCAAAAAAGGTTGTTGAAATTGGAACATGCAATTCACAATATCATGCTGCATTAATGTCTATGTATAATTCAAAAGTATTAAAATACAAGGATATTGTAGAAAGTGTTAATGGATCTTTAGCTGTTGTAATTATAGGTATAAATAGAGTTGTTACAAATTTAAAATTAGATAGACCAGAATATATTAGACTGATTAACAGATTTATGGAAATAACTTCTATTGAACCACAAATTACTCAGTTATGTGGAGTGAACATATTCAAAGATAAAGATAATGATGATGAAAGATTATCAAAGATGATATTTAATGAGTTTAAATACAAGCCTCTAGAAGATAAGCAATATAACTTAAACTCTTTGATGAGGTTCCAAAATACACCAACAAAAGAAGATATAAAAAAAGCATCAGTTATATTAGAACAAGAACTAAAAAAATCAAAAATCTCTTCATGCCAAGATAAATCAGATTTTTTATCATATTTATCTAAATTTGATTCAGAAAATTCGAGATTAGATATGAAGCGGATATGTAACATACCTATGATAATTCCCTCAGAAGAGAATTCAGATCATGTTAATTCACTGTGTGAGTTTGATGAAGATATGCCAATGTCCATGCAGGATCTTTGGTATCATACAGCAAAGCATGAAGTTGTTGAACCCACCAGAGAAGAAGTAGAATCAGGAACACATGTTAACAAAAAGCGATACATGTTCAATCCCAGATTATCAGAATCTAGTATGGAAGAATTGTCATTAAAAGGCATAGGAGCTAAACAATTTGAAGGGAAATTTGATAAATTAGACACAAAACAATCTGAATCTAAAAAATCATTCAGTCCTGATGTATACACAGGAGATATAGAATCTTTTGTTTCTATAGAATGGTTGAATCATGCTCACAAGAATATTTTTGTTCCTGATATTCTAATCAAAACAGTGGAGCTCTCTAAATTGAATAGCACAATGTCATTGAAACAAGAATCTGTAGATATATGGAAAAATTCTTTAAATAATAAGTTCATGTCCTTTTGTTTCATGATATCTTATTTGTTCACAGAAATATCTTATTGTTATAAACATTGGACACCTGCTAAAACATTTATGAGAAAGAACTTGAAATTTGGCATAACTCTGTTGATATACAATCCCAAAAGTCATTTGTTTGTGTCTTTTTGCTTTCCAAGAAAACATATCACAATTTTGGAACAAGGGAAAATTGGACCTACATTGTACAATTGCGGAGATTTTGTGATATCTGATTTTTGCTCTTTTAACGAACCAACATTAGAACACTTTGTAAAATCAGGTCCTTACATGAATTCTATATATCATCATCTTCAGAGTGCTACTGAGTCAAAAATAGGAATTAATTCAGAATACACAGTTAAGTCACTGAATCACATTTTATTACTCTATTTAAATAATAAAACAGATTTAGAAGAGTTAATTACCAGTCAACGCTACTTAACTATGAAGGTATTAGAAGACATAGATCCAAATCCATGGGTATTTGTCAAGAGGCTTCCATCAGTTATGAGATCTAGATTGACAGTATACTATCTCTGGAGAACATTCAATATGATGGAATTTTACACAGTTAGGAAAATAATCAAAATCCCAGAAAATGTGAATGGTATGGTGCTATATAATTATAAGAACATAAAGAGCATATTTACAGACCAAGAAATATCACTGAATTTAAAAATAAATGAATTCTATTTTGGATATGTTATTTCGAAAGAAAGAGGTAGAGGAGGCGACAGGATGTTTAAAGTACTTAGCAAAATGATTGAACAAGAATATAGTTTTAGAGATTCTGATCCTGAACCATTTACATCAACATTCAAGACTCCTAAATTCGCATCAAATGAAAACATATTAAAAATATTCTCACATAATTTTGCAAACATTATTAAATGCAAATTAGGGGATAATTTCAAAGAAAAGTTGTACGAAGATTTTATTTCAGAAGTTGCATACACTAATTTTAATAAATTAGCTACTCTTAAAGCATCCTCCCGAACTCATGATGAACCTTTGAGAATTGATGAACTCAAAACATCAGAATTAACTAGGCAGCAAATACAAAACATTATAGATAAAGATAACAAAAAAGAAGTTGAAAAAAGACCAAAAATGATTGCTGCAATAATTGATTTAGTTGACAAATACAAGACAGAAAAGGGAAGAGAGCCTTTGCATGTAGTGGAAATGTTGCCTTGGTGCTTGGACAGGCTGCTTAAAAAGAAAAGATTTGATAGTGACTGTTTTGCTAAACCACAACATGGTGGAGATAGAGAAATTCATGTATTAGAAGTTTCTATGAGAATTGTTCAATATCATGTAGAATTGTTTGCTAGAGTAGTTTGCAAATATTTCCCTTCAGAAACAACATGTAATCCAGATACAAAAGACAACTTTGTTAAAGAACATTATAAGAGTAGCACAGAGAAATATAATTCTTATTCTACTTATAGTAAGTCAGCAGATGCAACAAAATGGTGCCAAGGACATCACACATCTCACTTTGCAGCTCTGTACATGGCAGTGGCACCTGAAGAATTGAAACCATTTTTAATCAACTCTCTCAGCTTATGGCCACATAAGTCCTTAAATTTCCCTACAACATTGGTATCAACATTATTAAAAAATATGAATCTAAAGAATGTGTCGCCATTGTATAACAGATTTAGACATGAGTTTTCGACAGGAACAGGAATGTTTTCTAATAAGAATGATAACAAAATAACTTTCAAGTCTGGAATGTTCCAAGGTATTTTACATACTACAAGCTCTTTGTATCATACTATGATTCAAGAAAATATGAAAATGCTTGTGCAGAATATATACAGTGTAAAAATGAATATAAATCCTATATGCACAGTTGTTCAAGGAAGTGATGACTCTGGTATGATGATATCTGTACCTGGAAATCCCACTAAAAGATCTATGAGAATAGCAAAAACAATGCTTATGTGGAAAGAAAATGTCTCAGAACATCTTTCAGTTTATTGTAGCAAAGAAAAATCGTCTATAGGTACACATGATTTGATTGAATACAATTCAGAATGGCATTCTAGACATAAGATAATCAAACCAACTTTTAGATGGATTAGTGCTTGTCTTGAAGTCAGTGTGACAGAGAAATTTATAGATAGATTTCGAATTTTCAATGGAATATTAACTCAATGTTTAGAAGGTGGTGCTTCAACTTTGGAATGTGCATTAGTACAGCTAAATCAAGCTTGTTTGCATTACATGTTATTAGGTTTTATGACTCAGGATGCAGCTGAAGAAATGTACACTGAGTTTGCATATAATCCTGATCCTTCCTTAGGATTCTTTCCATGTGATTATGATATTGCAGCAGGTGTGACAGGAGTTGAGTTTCAGTTGTATAACTTATATAAATACACAAATTTTGGAAGTACATTGAGAAACAAAATGTCCACTGAAATGTCATTATATTATTCTCAGGATCATTTACCGAACAGTATGAAAGTTAAAGACTTACAATCTGTTAAACTAAGATTCTGTAATATGAGAATTTTTGAGACTTTTGTTAGTTCATTGCCCATTGATAGTCTAGAAACTGCATTAGCTAAAATAGAAGATGAACCAGAATTGATATTTGGAAGACATACTTCATGGAAAGAAGACCAACCAAATTTAACTCTTAAAGTTTTTTCATCAGGCGTTAAAGACAGCATTTCGAATGTCTCTCCCACCCTCAGAATGATGGCTTCATCAGCATATATATTGACAGAAAAGTGCTTGTCCTGCTTTGAGTTTGATGAGAAAATGAGTTTAATAGAATTATCTAGAACATTGAGATATAGTGGTCTGTCTGATAAACTACCTGAATATCAAATATTTCCATTGTACAATGAATTTGCTAGAGTTTTAAAGACAATACATTACATGACAAATAATATGTTGACTCAAGATGTAATTATAAGAAAATCATCAAAAAACAAAATAAGTGTTTTTGAAAAACCAGTACATGATATACCGATTATAGACATAGCAAAACAGGTCTGGTTAGGGTTAGGTCATGTGACATTAAGCAGCTCTCAAATACGAGAAAGATGGGAATCTATAACAGAAATGTATCCATTTTTAAGTAAAAAATCAGGAAAAGATGGGTTAGATGAAACTTGCAAAAATCTAAATACAAATGTTGTGTTATGCAAGCAACTTTTAGAAAGTCTTAACACGAGAACAAGAAACATTGTTTTGTACGATAGTAATTCAAAATCAAACTCTTTATCACACACTATTTCAAGAATTTATTGGCCACATGTTAAAATTGTTACTCCATTGAGAGAAAGTGATGATCACCTAAAATTGCGATCAGAATTCTTTGCTATATCAACTTTTTGGTTTTCATCATCTGAAAAGGAAAAATTAATAAATAATCTATTATTGGAGTCAGATATTCTCAATCAGCCCATGAGCTCTATACATCCCAAATTACACAAGTTAAAAATATTCAGAGACTATTTGTCTGGAGAACGCAAATCATCTCTAATAAGCAGAATAACAGCCTTAAAACAAGGAGTTATAGGATGTTTTACAGTTAGACAACATGGATTTGGAATCAATAGATCAAATTACGGAGAATGGGTTGGTCAAGTTTGTGGAGTCAATGTTAAAATAATGATGAGAGATGAATATATAACTAACATTGAAGTTGCTGGAATGCAAGATTCTATTGCTTT